CCTTGCGCGCCTCGTCTGCCTTTTTCTCCGCATCCGCGCGGCGCTGTTCTTCCATCTGGCGCTGCTCATCCGCACGATGCTTGACATCGGCCTGCGCATTCTCGTTGTGAGTGTCCGTCATGTTGAGAACTCCTTCCGTTGGGTTACTTCTTGAAGCGGGCGTTGATCTTGTCGGTGATCTTTTCCCACGCTGATGCTTGTGCCGCTGGCGGCACCAGCGGGTGTTGCGGCATCACCGTCTGTGCCGTGCGCACCTCCAGCAGTTCCTTGCGGACCTGTTCGATCGGCGTGTTCGCGCGCACATAGCCGCCGACGCGCTCCGGCGTTGCTGCCAGCGTGCAAAGGTCGGTGACACTGGCGACGTACTTGCGGTGCTCCTCGATGCCCTGCGCCTTGGCGGCGTCGAGCGTGATGACGGTCGCAGATGCGGCGGGCGGTTCGGTCTTCGCGGGCTCGGTCTTCTCCGGCGGCTCGGTCTTCGCCGGTTCGGTTTTTTCCGGCTCCGTCTTCTCGGGCTCCGTCTTCTCGGGCTCGCCTGCTTCGGCGCGGAATTTGTCGGCGGCGGCTTTGGGCAGGAGGCGCAGCGAGAATTTCGCAGCCATCTTTTTCTCTGCCGTGACTTCGTCGGCGAAGCCCCAGTCCTTGGCTTCGGCAGCGTCCATCAGCCGGTCTTCCTTCATCAGCGCCTTGACCTTGGCGGTGGTCGAGCCAGCGCGCGCGACGTAGGTCGAGGTCAGCGATTTGTCGATGCGATCGAGGTCGTCGGCGACCGCGCGCATGTCATCGGCGTTGCCCCACGACATGCCGGACGCGCCGTGGATCAGCAGAAACGAATTCGCGGGCATCACGATCTTGTCGGCAGCCATGACGATGAAAGAGGCGGCGCTTGCCGCGATGCCATCGACATGCGCGGTCACCTTGGCCTTGTGGTTCTTCAGCGAATTGTGGATGGCGACGCCATCGAACACGTCACCGCCGGGCGAGTTGACGCGCAACGTGATGGCATCGACATCGCCCAGCGCGGTCAGATCATCCAAGAATTGCTTGGCGCTGACCGTGTCCTCGCCCCACCATGATTTGCCGATTTCGTCATAGATGACGATTTCGGCGGTCTTGTTGTCGTTGTCGGCCTTCATCGTGAACCACTGGCGCATGGCGTGCTCCTGTTTCATGCCGCGTCGTCGGCGGCAGCCTCATCGGCTTGATCTTCCGCAGCCTGATCGGCGGCGTCCTGTGCGGCTTGATTGGCGGCGTCCTGTGCGGCCTGATCGCTTGGCGCGAGCGGTTGGTTCGCCGCCGCGTAGACCACCGGGAAAACCAGATCGAGTTGTTCCTCGCGCGCCTTGTCCGCCGCAATGCGCTGGTCGTTTTCCTCCGGGTCGTTGCCTTCGGCTTCGACCACGTCGCTGCGGCTCTTGAAGCCCGCATCGACCGCGAGTTTTTCGGCCTGACGATCCTTGAGCGGATCGACCCAATCGTTTCGCTGCGGTATCCACTTCGCGCGCTGATAGACCGATTGCTGCGCAAGGTACGTCGAGGCGTCGAGGTCAACCGCCTGCGCCAGCACCGCCGTGTTGAGCCAGCGTTTCCAGATCGGCATGCACATCTGGTAGACGATGATGTTGTGCTGGAATTGCTCCAGCTTGCGGCGGTACTCCACGATCGAGCCGCGCAACGATGAATAGTTGGCGCGGCGCAGATCGGACGTGCCGACCGAATAGGGAATGCCCAGCGACGCGAACATCGCGAGTTGCTGGCGATACTGATAAGCCTCGTATGATCCGCCGACATCGGCAGGCTCGGAAAACTTGATGTCCTCGCCCGGCAGCAGCGTCTGCATCGTGCCGGGCTCCAGCCCGCTCAAGCCGACGTTGTCCTGTGGCGCGCTTTGATCGATGCCGTCGATCGGGATCACGTCCTCCGGCGTTGCGCTGGTGATGAAGCCTGCGAACATCGCCGCGATGCGCTTCCGCTCAAGCTCGGCGTCGTCGTACTGGTCGAGCAGGAACATGCGCACCAGCGCGGGCGTGATCAGCGGCACGCCGCGCATCTGGCCGGGGCGCGTGCATTTGAAGACGTGCAGGATTTCGGATGCCGGGATGCGCACCGGAACGAGCGAACTGTTTAGCTCGATCGGCAGATCGCCGGGGTGGATCGGATAGAACCAATAGGCGGCGCGCTTGCCCAGCAAATCAAGCTCGATGCCGTTCATGATCCAGTTGCCGTTCGTGGCCTGCATGTTCAGCCAGTAGGGGCACATCTCGCTTTCGAGCAGTTGGATTTGCAGCGGCACCGGATAGCCGTCTTCCATCTTGCGCGGGCGATAGCGGATGAAGACTTCGCCAGCTTCGAACAGCGAGCGCGCGGCGACGGTTTGCATGCCGTAGAAATCGGCGAGCCCATCGGCGTCGGCCTGATCGGTCCAGTCCAGCCACAACTCCATGATGGCTTCGCGCAGGTCCGGCTGATCGACCAGCAGCGACGACGGCTTGATGCCGGTGCCGATCAGATTGGCGACGAAACTCTCGACGGCTGAGTTGGCGTGCGGGTTGTTGCGCAGAGCATCGCGGGCGCGCGAGCGCAACAGCGCGCCGGTCGCCGACAGGATGACGTTGGTGGTGTACTGCGTCGGCATCCAGCTTTTGAGCCGCCGCCGTTGACCCGCCGCATCGAAATAATAATTTGTGGCGCGCTTGTCGGTCCTCGAAATGAATTTGCCGAGAATGCCTTCCGACAGGATGTCGCGCACGATGCCCATCTCACAGCCCCTTGTCGGCTTGAGTGGTCATCCTGATCTGGCGGACGCGACCGCCGAAGCCCAGCGCCGCCGCCAAATCTTCTTCGAGGTCGTTGAGGATTTGGCGAAGGTCGGACAGCGAACGGAATTCGGTGCGCTTGTCGCCATAGCCCGCGCTGTTGACGCCGGAGATGATGAGCGACTTCAGTCCGTCGATCTGACCCTGAATGACTATCGGGTCGGTCGTCTTTGGAGCGCCCGGCAGCAACGAGCGCAGCAGCGCCGCCTGCTGCGGTGTCGGCGCGCGCACGGTCTGCGAAGTCTTTTTGTCGGGCTGATTTGCCGGGGCAATGCCCGACACTTCCTGCACGAACGGCGCGAGCGCGTCTTGCTCGCGCACCTGCGCCTGTAGCGCTGCGATCTGCGCCAGCAGTTCTTCGCGGGTCGGTTTTGGAGGCATGGCACGGAGCCGTCAGGCTCCGAGATAACTCGACCTAATGATGCGCCTCACCCTGCGGCCACTCGGTGGTGGCGGTGGAGGTTCTGGGGGCGCAACGGGTGCGCTGGTTACCTCAGAGGGGGTGATCGGCTGCCTGCCGACGCCATCCGTAGTCCCATTTTGACGTTTTTGCAACGGGATGCGCTGCACGTTGAGCAGGTAACCCGCCGCCGCCTGCATCGCCTCGCAATCGAAAAAGTGGTTGTCGCGGCTGCGCTGCACCCATTCGATACCGCCGGTTGGCTTTTTGATGCGCGCTTCGCTGACAAGCTGGTGGCAGTAATCGTCATCGACATCCTTGAAGACGTGCCAGCCGCCAATGTGATCATCCGGCCAGCGCAGCCGCTCATGCACCCAGCATTTCCAATGATCGGTATCGAGCCGGACAAGCTCCAGCCCGTACTTCGCCGCGCGTCCGTCCTTCCTGCTGACCTCGATCTTGGAAAAGATCAGCGGCGTGCGCATCGGCGACGCGGAGCCCTTGGTCGGTCGCACGCGGCGCATGAAGCGGCGGCAGAACTCATAGACGCGATTGAGCGGCAGCGTGTCGGTCTTGCCGGGACGGAAGCCGCTGTCGATGAAGGTCAGCTTGATCGGCAGCCCGCCGACCGGCTGCGACACCAGATCGCCCAGCGCCATCCAGATTTCTTCCTCTGCGGTGTCGCCGCGCAGATAGCCGTAATTGATCAGCCACGACGTGGCGCGCGCTCCCCAGCCGCGCAACACCCACGGGATCGATTGCTTCTGCACGTCGCACGTCATCGTCAGGTACAGGACATCGGCGGGCACCTCGCCGCGCGCGTAGGTCGCCTGCCGGGACTTCTCCTTGATTTCCATCCACTCCGGCACCTCGCCGCCGCCGGGCGAATACAATTCGCCGAAGCCAGCGTTGATCGCCTGCTGCACCATCGCGTCGTCGCCGGATTGCTGCGCCTCGACCAGCACAGCCACGCGCTCGCCGAAAGTGACGAACGGCGACGCCAGCCCCGACACCCAGAATGAAATCGTCTTCGCCTCTGCCGGAGCGCCGTGAACGATGCCGTTTTTGTTGATGTTCTGGCCCGGCGCGACGTAATGCCCGCGCGCGTTCATCTCGGCCTTGTGCCCATCGGTGATGACGCCGCCGCAGCGCGGGCATTCCAGATACGTCTCACGCGAAGCCTCAAGCGGCTGCGCCTTGAGCGGATAGCGCAGCAGATTGAAACGCGGGACGAAATACTCTCCGCAGTGCGGGCACGGCCACGACCAATGATGCCGGGTGCCTTGCTGCCAGAGTTGCCAGATCGGGCTTTCGATGTCTTCGGGCACAGCGACATCCCAGAAGAACAAACCGGTCTTGTCGTCCTTGACCGCTGCCACCCTGCCGCGCTTCGGGGTCGATGTCACCACGCAAACGAAATCGGCATAGGTGTCGCCGCGTCGCTCGACCAGACCCAGCGGGCCGCCCTGATTGTTCACGTTGTCGCGCATCTCATCGTATTCATCGACCAGAGCCAGGACGGCCGGATCGGACTTCAGCGCGGTCGATGATCCCGAATGCGCCAGACGAAACGGCACGCCCGCGACCATCTTGCGCGTCTTGGTCATGCGCTTGCCGCGCGCCACCTTCATCATCAGCGTTGGCGCTTCATCCAGCAGCGCCATCACGCGCGGCTCGAATTGCTCCGACAGGAATTGCTTGTTCGGCCCGACGTACAGGATCGGGCCGGGGCGTTGGTCGAGCCGCTGCCCGGCGACATCGAGCATGGCTTCCGACTTGCCCGATTGCGCGCCCATCACCAAGACGACGCGGCGATAGGCACCCGACGCGATGGCGCGCTCGGGCTCGACCACGTAGGGCGTCAGCAGAGGATCACGCGGACCCGGCACCGCTGCCGTTGGCGGATAGGTCCGGTTCGCCGCCGCCCACAGGTCCGGTTCCAGTATCTCGGATGGCATCAGCAGGCGAGCGATACGCCTCCAGCCGTATGGCCTCTGCCAAGGCGTGTTCGGCGATCCGACGAAGTCGAGCATTGACATCTCTTTCGATCACACGGCGTTGGATCAGATCGCGCGTCACCGCTGCCGGTAGTCCGGCGAACTCGCTTCTTACCACGCCGCAAATATTGTCAATCATCTCCTCATAGATTTCGAGCGGCACCAACCGGCCCAATCGCTGCAAGGTTCGCGTCTCGATGTCCTTGGCGCGCGCGTCGCGCACCCGGCTGTCGGCGGCGCTGACGTTCTGTCGTCGCGTTTCGTCGCGCAGGAAACGGATGTAGCCTTGCACGCCTTCGACCAGCGAGAATTGCCCCGGCGAATGTCGCTTCATCCAGCCATCGCGCACCAATTGATCAATGCGCTGGCGCGACAGCATCAGCAACTGACAGATCACCGCCGTGCTGACGACCGTTGCGCCTTCTGCGCCCGTTTCATCGTCTGCCATTGCACGTTCTCCCGTCGTCTCTGCCGTCGTCACTGAGGCGACAGCGCGCGGCGACGATACGCTTGCACCCCTCAGAACGCCAAACGCACCAAAACGCGTCCCTACGCGTGCAGCGAAAACACGGGAAACCTCTTGTTTTATAGACGTTTTTGCGATCGATCGGGCATAACGCCCGTAAGATACGTCATAACCTATTGATTTCACACGGAAAACCGTCTCTTTCAAAAACGGGCAAAATGCCCTATATTTGCGTCGTTCAGTCAATGACGACTGAATGACTGAGCCCGGTTAGTGCAAGTCACCCCAGCGCCGCGCGATTGCTACATGGTCGCGTCATCAACCGCTGAAAAGAACGAACGCCACGCAGCGATGCGCGCGGAAACGGATTTTCAGTATGGAGTTAAGCGCAGTTCGGATTGAGATGATCGCGCGAGCGATTGGTGACAGGCGGTTTCTAACGGTGTGAACAGAACGCGCATTTTTGCGCGCGCTGTTCGGCGGGCGCGGCTCTCTCCGAGTGCTGTTCCGCATCTCAGTCATTCAGCCGTCATTGCTGAACGCCAACCCAAACCAGAGAGACTGAAATGCCAAAATCCAAAATGACGTTCGATGCTTTCGTGGCGAAATGCAAAATCTACACCGACACGAAGGCGCGCGCCCGTGCGCTCGCCGATTTCGGCGACGACGAAGTCGCCCAGTCCGTCCGCGTGTTCAAATACCCGAACGACTATCTGATCGTTGAAAGAAAGACCGGCAACTTTTGTTATGCGTGGGCACACCCGCGCGACCAGATCGCGCCGACACTGCCCGAAGCCGAACGCGCGCTTTGGGACGAATACGCCGCCGAAAGTTTCTGATCCAAACCATCTCAATCGACCAAACAAAACCCGCCAATCCCGGCGGGTTTTTTCATGAGCAGAAACCGGAAAATGAAAAACTACAAAGTGCTGACGGTCAAACAACCGTGGGCGTTCCTGATCGTCGCGGGCATCAAGCCCGTCGAGAACAGGGATTGGCAGACGAGCCATCGCGGATTGCTCTTGATCCACGCCGGGCAGTCTTACGACCCGCAACCCGACCTTGAACGCGAATTCGGGATCGACCCGAAACGCCTGACATATGGCGCTGTGATCGGCAGCGTCGAGCTAACCGACATCGTCACCGATCATCCGTCTCGTTTCTTTGTCGGCCCTTACGGGTGGGTGTTGCAAGACGCCCGCCCGATCGTCCCCGTGCCGTTGCGCGGGCAACTCCGCATCTTCAATGCAAAACTCAA